GACCGCGATTCTTACCGGAGGTTATCCGTCCTGCTCTTTCAGACCGCCGGGGAAGCCTGACGCTCATCGGCACGCCGAAAGGCCATAACGAATTCTATGACCGCTGGTTAGGTGCCGAGACTGACCCTGAGTGGTTTAGAATGATGCTCAAGGCATCTGAAACCGGGATTGTAGACGCTGAAGAACTTGCATCCGCAGCCAAGATGATGAGCGAAGCGCAGTATGCTCAAGAGTATGAATGCTCATTTGAGGCAGCTATTGAGGGCGCTTATTGGGGCTTACTGCTTGAGAAGGCTTCGCAAGAGGGCCGCATTGCCCCGCTGCCGCACAACCCTGCACTTCCCGTCTTTACTTCATGGGACCTGGGAATTGGAGACGACACAAGCATTTGGTTCGCGCAAAGGTCTGGCGGTTGGATTCACGTTATCGACCACTATGCGACCAACGGCGAACCCGCAAGTCACTACGTGGATGTACTTCGGGCCAAGCCCTATTCCTATGCCCGTCACTTTCTGCCGCATGATGCCGAAAACCGCGAGTGGACCAACGGCAAATCACGGCTCGACACGCTCAAAGCGCTCGGACTTAAGGATTGTAAAGTAATCCCGCGCATGGCGGTTGACGATGGCATTAACGCCGTCCGGTTGCTGCTTCCGACATGCCGTTTTGACGCCGAGAAGTGCGCTACAGGGCTGGAAAGCCTGCGGCAGTATCGCCGGGAGTACGACGAGAACAAGCGCGTATTCAAGCCGTCGCCGCTCCACGATTGGACGAGTCACGATGCGGACGCTTTCCGGTACTTGGCCACAGGGCTAGAGCCTGACGCGGCAATACCGCCAGACATTCCCCGATATTCGGGCCGCAGACGGCGCGGTGAAGCCTTCGATTCAGATTCCGGGTGGGCAGCGTGAGAATTGAGACCGGGCCTTATAAGCCGGAAGACGACTGGACCGGATATTTCGTGCGCGGTGACGTGGCGATGGGCGAAAGCGGGCTGTTTAAGACGACGGCTGAATTGCTTCGTGAGATAGACCCGGATGTGTTGCCGCCTGCAAAGCGGCTTTTATTGGATTGTGCGTGTCGGATGCTCATGGAGTGGTCCGAACGCTTCGCCCAAGTGCGAGAGGTTCCGCCTGATGGCAGATGATGCAATGGACATGGAAGGCGAGGATCTTCTGCTGGAAATACGCCAGCGGTATGAAGCCGCGCGTTCCCATGCGTCCAAGTGGCGTGAAGAGGCGAGAGAAGTCTTTGACTTGTACGCTGGCCGCCAGTGGAGCGAACAGGACCGCCAGAAGCTCATTGAACAGCAGCGCGCCCCGGTGACGTTCAACCGCGTGGCCATCCTCATCGATGCCGTCATTGGTTATGAGGTCAACAACAGGCAAGAGACGCGCTACATCCCGCGCACGCCGGGTGATGCCAAGGTGAACGAATTGCTCACCGAGGCCGCGAACTATTTCCGCGATGCCTGTGACGCAGAGTTCGAAGAGTCGGACGCCTTCCGCGATATGTGCATTTGCGGGATGGGCTGGACGAACGACCGCATCACGGACGAGCGCAACCCGGACTATGATCTGGTCCGGGATCGCGTTGACCCGCTGCGAATGAAGTGGGACCCGTCCAGCCGCAAGCCCAATCTGGAAGATGCGCGGTTCTTGTTTTACGATACAACTTATTCCAAGGACGAGGCCAAGGCGCTGGTTCCCGAATGGGATGGCGAATATGTCCACGCCGATTGGCTGGGCGATGATGTGGACGACACTATCGGCAGCGAGAACCCGCGCGATGCGTACAAGGGCCAAGATGATGGCCGCAGCGCAACCCGCAACGTGCGCGTCCTCGAATATCAATACGTGGTGGACAAGATCGAACACGTCATCACCAACCCGACAACGGGCGAAGTGGCGTCAATGACCGATGAGGAATGGTTCGACCTCAAGGAAGACGAACACAAGGCATTTGCCCCGTTTCACGCCACGCGCCGCACCCGCGAGTGGAAGCGGTGTTTCATGATCGGCGGGGAGCATTTCCACGTCGAGCATCCTTATCCGAGGGGCTCGACTTATCACTGCATCACTGGCAAGCGTGACCGAAATACTGGGTACTGGTTCGGACTGCTCCGCTCGCTCAAAGACCCGCAGATGTGGTCAAACAAGTTCCTCTCGCAGATCATGCACCTTATCAACTCGTCAGCCAAGAACGGCTATGATGTGGAAGAGGGCGCGATTGCCAATCCCGCGAAGTTTGAGGCCAACGCAGCCCGCCCCGGTGCGCTCAATGTGTTTGTTGATGGGGCGCTACAGCAGGGCCGGGTCCAGCGCCGCGAATCAGCAGGACTGCCGCCTGACTTGGCCAACTTGATGACCTATGCCAACGACTCGATGCAGAACGTATCCGGCGTCAACGCGGAACTGCTCGGCATGGCTGATCGTGAGCAGGCGGGCGTCCTCGAATACCAGCGCAAGCAGAGCGCAGTTACGCTCCTCGCGCCGCTGTTCGACAGCTTCCGCCGTTACCGCAAGATCGCGGGCCGTTGCTGGCTGCACTTCATGCAAAATTACCTGACGGACGGGCGGTTGATTCGAATCACCACGGACGATGGCGGGCAGGTAAACGTACCGTTCCAGAAGGGGCAGATCCCGAACCCTGCCTTCGCTGGCGCTCCGCAGATGCCGCCCGACATGATGGGCGGTCAGCAACAGATGCCGCCGCAGGGCTTGGCGATGCCTGCCGAAACCGCGCCCATGCCCATGCCTCAACTGGGGGTGCCGAATGGATAAAGGCACTATCTCACAGCAGCCCTATCTGACGTTCTTTGAGGACGACACGGCTGAGTATGACGTGATTGTAGATCAGTCCTCATCGGCTCCGAACCTGAAAGAGGCGACATGGGGCGCAATCCAGCCGTTACTGCCGATTGTCGGGCCGACGATGGGGCCGGAAGAAATGGCGCTGGTGCTGGAATATTCGCCCATGCCGGAATCGTTCCTTGAGAAGTTCAAGGCATTGCAGGACGAAAAGGCAAAGCAGCCGCCCCCGCCTGACCCGGAGGTGCTGAAGATTGACGCCATGAAGCAGGTCAAGGCGGCAGAGCTGCAAATGCGCCAGCAGGAAGCGGGCGTTGAGATGCAACTTGAGCAGCAAAAGACGGCGGCACAGCTTGACCTTGAGCGCCAGAAGGTGACGGCGCAAATCCAGTTGGAGCGCGAAAAGGCTATGCTGGAGCGCGAAAAGATGGCCATGCAAATGCAAATGGACCGCGAGCGCATGGCGTTTGACCAGGAGCGGCAGAAGGCTGACACGGCCATCAAGCATCGGGCGCTGAAGCATGAACTTGTTTTGAAAACCGGTCTGGCCAAGGTTGGAATGAAAAAGGACGCGGAAATGGGTTCCGAAGACAGTGAAATGGATGATGACCTTGACCTGTTCGGGAACAAGGGCGTTGCCGATGCAATGGCACAACTTGCACAGGCCATGACGCAGATGGCGCAGGCCAACATGGAAAGCCAGCGCATGATGGCTGAGGGCATTGCGGCGCTCGGTGCGGAACTCAAGGACGCAATGACCAAGCCGAAGCAGATTGTGCGCGGTCCTGATGGTCGCGCGATTGGGGTGCAGTAATGGCCAAGATAACCGCACTGGCACGCTGCGCCGGGTTGAACCACTATCATTTCACCATTGAGCGCACCAATGGCACAGTTCACAACATCACCGTGGACGCGGCAGATTTGAACATACAGCCGACAGGCGATGACGAATATCTGCGCCAGCGCCTTTCCCTGCTGGGCCGTGAGGCCAAGGCGTCTGGCGCGACCACATATGCACAGATAAGGACGTATCTGCTCAATCGGGAATGGGTGGAATAATGGCGCTCCAGACACTCGCCCGCCCTATCTTCTGGCCCAACATCACGGACAAAACTGGTGGGGCCAGAACATTGTCATCGGCTTCGACTTTAGATGCGGCGGGGGAATATGTCGCCACCGTTTTCCGTGCGACGGAAAACATGACGATCTCGCATGTGATTTTCCGCGTAAATGCAGCGTCGGGCTCACCAACCGTTGACGTTCGTATTGAAACCGTGAGCACAACGGACGGGCTCCCGACAGGCACGCTATGGGCAACAAATACAAATGTTGTCTCTGCCGCATTGTCGGCAGGAACCGTCTACACGGAGGCTCTGACCGCCAGCGCCAGCATAAACACGGGCGATTATGTCGCCGTTGTGTTCAAATATAACAGTGGAACAAGCGTGGCTCTTACGCTCGCCGGAGGCGGCCACGATTTGACGTCTATGGGCATGCCATACCAAGTAAACAATACCGGCACCCCAACAAAAGCAAACCACGGCGCTGCGCGTGCAATGGCCGTGGGCAACGGGGCCACATCATTTTATTATGTGCCTGGGATGCTTCCGGTTTCAGCAACAGTGCAGCAAAACTTTTCCACAACGAATGGCGATGCTTTCGGCAACAGGTTTCAGGTTCCGTTTAAGTGCCGATGCAAGGGGCTTGTCTATATAGTAGCGGGGACTAGCGGAGAGTTCAGCTACGGTTTATATGATGATTCCGGGACTGAACTTTCATCATCAAGCACAACTTTTGATATAGATCAAGCGGCGTGGAATACTGCGAACCCTATGCTTATGTTCTTTGACAACCCGGTGACCTTATCCCCCGCGACTTGGTACAGACTTGCATTGTGGCCCTCAAGTACAACAAACACAAGTGCTTACAAGCAGACCGTGATGACGGACGCTTCCGAAGCAATGCCGTACACAAATTTCCATTACACCACCAAGGCGACAGGCGGCGCGTGGACGGATACGGCGACAACCGAGGCGCTTATGCTGGACCTCATCATCGACCAGCTTGACGATGGCGTGAGCGCAGGCGGCGGCATTAAACTTGCAGGGCGCGGAGGATTGGCGGGCTAAATGACTGACTACACAGTAGGCGATACAGTCCATTTCATGTTCACAACCCGCAAGTTCTCGACGGGCGCGCCCTTCGCGCTTGCTGGAACCCCGGTTGTGTCGGCGTATGAGGATGCTGGCACAACGCAGATCACGGCTGGTATCACGCTGGGCGTTGACCATGACACGGTGACGGGACTCAACCTTGTGACGGTTGTCGCATCGGGAGCCAATGGCTTCGAGGCGGGCAAGGACTATCACCTCGTCATCACCACAGGCACCGTGGACAGCGTGTCAGTTGTTGGCGAAGTGGTGGGGCGGTTCACTCTGAGCCGTTCGGCTGCGGCGGTTGACCTTGCCAATGCTACGGACGGCCTTGGAGCCATCAAGACCGAAACGGCGTCAATACAGACCGACACGAACGACATACAGACCAGGCTTCCTGCGGCGCTTGTCAGCGGGCGTATTGATGCTTCCGTGGGTGCTATGGCTACGGACACAATCACGTCCACTGCGCTGGCTGCAAGTGCCGTTACTGAAATTCAGTCTGGGCTTGCAACGTCTGCTGCGCTCACCACGGTTGAAGGCAAGATTGACATAATCGACACCAATGTTGATGCTGTGCTCGATGACACCGGAACGTCTGGCGTGGTTGTGGCGTCAATAGCGGCAAATGCCGTTAGTGCCGCTGCGCTGGCTACGGACGCCGTAACCGAAATTCAGTCCGGTTTGGCAACGGCGGCATCACTCACCACGGTTGAAGGCAAGATCGACATTATTGATACAAATGTTGACTCCGTCCTTGATGATACCGGAACGGCTGGCGTAGTTGTCGCATCAATAGCAGCAAATGCCGTTAACGCTTCGGCCCTTGCTGCCGACGCTGTGACGGAAATTCAGTCTGGGTTGGCTACCGCTGCCGCACTCGACGCCGTGGACAACTTTGTTGACACGGAAGTCTCGGCCATCAAGGCAGTGACCGACAAGCTGGACACGGCGCTGGAGTTGGATGTTGCGGTCTACCGCTTCACCACGAATGCGCTTGAACAGGCCCCGACGGGCGGCAGCGCGCCAACCGCAAGCCAGATCGCGGACGAGGTGCAGACCCGCACCATTGCTGCTGTTACTACAGTAAATGGCCTTGCCGCTAACACTGTCACGGCCTCTGCGCTTGCTGCCGATGCCGTAACCGAGATTGCAGACGGCATATTGAATCGGGATATGTCATCTGGAACCGATAGCGGCTCAGACACGGTTAGAACCCCCCGGCAGGCGCTCCGCTTCCTCCGTAACAAGTGGGCGGTGGCTGCTGGCACGCTCACGGTTTACAAGGAAGACGACAGCACGTCATCCTGGACCAGCGCCGTCACGGGTGACGCGACTGCCGATCCTGTAATCGGGTCCGACCCGACGGGTCCGTAACATGGCCGGGTTTCGTTCCGTCCTTGCCATCCCGCTTGGCATTCACAGCCCGCAGTTTGTTGCGCCCGTTGTAACGCCCGCGCCGTCTGACAGGTACGGCAGCGGACAGTACAGAGAACCCGCGAAACTCATCCTCGCCTGGATGCCGCAGAAAAAGCGGAAAAAGGACGAGGAAGCCAAGGTTGAGATTGTCGAGAATGCAATCGAACAGGCGCTTGAAGCCGCTCCGGTTGCCCCGCCAATCAACCCTGAACAGGTCGAACTAGCCGCAAGACTGCTACTCGCTGAGTACAGTCTGGCAGAACTTCGCCGGATCAAATACGCCGACACGCTATTGCGGCGAATTGAGCAGGTGATGATTGAAATTGACGACGAAGAAGTGATTTTGCTTGCACTCAACTGAGGAGCCTAAATGTCCGAGTTTCTGAACTCGTTAAACGCGCCTGAGAATGCCCCGGCTCAGTCATGGGCCGCAGAGGTTGCAGCCGCAGAGGCCACAGAAGCCCCAGCGCCCACGCCTGAGCCCGTTGCGGAAGAACCCGCATCGGAACTAGCCCCGGCAGAGGAAGCCGCCCCGGCTCCGGCAGAGGCCGCGCATGAGCCTGCCGAAGATGACCGCCGCGTGCCGCTCAAGGCGTTGCAGGAGGAGCGGGCCAAGCGCGCCGAATACGAGCGCAAGCTGGCCGAATACGAGCGCCGCATGGCGGAACTGGAACAGCGCACCAAGGCCCCAGAGCCGGAAGCGCCGAACGACCCTGACCCGGAAACCGACCCCATTGGGGCGCTCAAGGCCGCGAAAGAGCAACTTCGCCGCATGGCCGAGGAAACCCAGCGGGTGCAGTACGAACAGCACCTCAATACCGTGGCCTACAACGCCGCCGTCCAGTTCTCGCAGACCGCGCCCGATTACCGCGATGCGTACCAATACGCGCTTCAGTCCCGTGCACAGGAATTGCGTGTCCTGGGGGCGGATGACACGACCATTCCGCAGATCCTCAAGCGCGAGGAAATGAACCTCATTGCAACCGCAGTGAACAGCGGACGCGACCCGGCAGCGGCTATCTATGAGTTTGCCAAGGCGAGGGGCTACGCTAAGAGCGCACCCGCTCCCTTGGCTCCCGCTGCCCCCGCAGCACCCGACCCGGCGCTACAGCAGGCCAAGAAGGCGGTTGCTGCGTCTGCATCCGCAGGCGGCGCACCCGCTACCAAGGGCGAAATTTCCGACGCCGAAGCCGTCAACCTCAAGGGCGCGGCTTTCGATGCGTATTGGAACAAGAAGTTTGGCGGAAACAGGAACTCCCTGTTCCGCGAATAGCAACCCCTAACCCGGTGCCGCCGACCTACTCACGGGCGCGTTTCGATAGGCCAGCGTCAAAGGCCACAAGGTGCCGCCAACCTGTCTGAAATGGGCGCTTCGCCGCTGACCAGCGTCATTGGTCAGAAAATCCTCAACACCACTTTCAGGAATTAGTGAAATGGCTACAACCGACTATCCGGTTGGTCATCCGCTTGCCGTAAAGCTGTGGTCGAAGAAGATTGCGCGTGAAGCGTTGAAGGAAACGATGGCCATGAAGTTCATGGGCACGTCCTCCAACAACCTCATTCAGGTTTTCGATGACACCAGCAAGGGCGCGGGCGACCGAATCCGAGTTCCCCTCCGCATGCAGCTTTCGGGCCGAGGCGTTGGTGAAGCAGACGCTCTGGAGGGCAACGAAGAAGCTCTCTCGACCTACTACGATGACGTTCTCATCAACGACATGGCGCACGCTGTTCGCATCAAGACCACGATTGATGCCCAGCGCGTTCCGTTCAGTGTCCGCGAAGAGGCTCGGCTTGGCATCCAGGATTGGTATGCTGACCGCATCGACACCGCACTGTTCAACCAGCTTTGCGGCAACACCGCCGTTGCGGACACGCTCTACACTGGCCTCAACGCCACTGTAGCGCCGTCTTCCGGCACGGGCGTTGACCGTCGCTGGCTCATTCGTGAGCAGGACACGGAAACCGACCACACCACGGAAGCCTCGCTCTCCACGTCCGACACCTTCAGTTTGAAGTTGCTGGATCGCGCGATTGCGATTGCCAAGGCTTCTTCGCCGCTCATCCGCCCGATCAAGGTGGGTGCGCAGTCCTACTATGTCGCATTCCTCCATCCCTTCCAGGTGAAGGACATGCGGACCTCGACCAACACGGGTGACTGGCTTGATATCCAGAAGGCCGCGATGGGCGGGGGCGATGTGAACGACAACCCCATCTTCACGGGTGCGCTTGGCGTTTACAATGGCGTGGTCTTGCATGAGGCAGTTCGCATTCCGAACGGCATCGGCGCAAACTCTGCCAGCACGCGCCGTGCCGTGTTCTGCGGGGCTCAGGCTGTATCTCTTGCCTGGGGCCAGGGTTACTCCGAAGCGCCCAAGTATATCGAAGATCTCTTCGATTACGACAGGCAGTTCGGCGTGTCCGTGCAGAGCATCATGGGTGCCAAGAAATTGCAGTTCAACAGCAAGGACTTCGGCACCATCGTAATGTCAACCTACGCCGCAGCGCCGTAAAGGAGGGACCCCAACATGGCTACCGCAACCTTTACCGTCGTTGGTCCTATGGCCCCCGTTTACGGGGTGAGCAGGACAA